CCTCGGTCTTCTCCTCGGTCTTCTCCTCGGTCTTCTCCTCGGTCTTCTCCTCGGCCCTCGCAGAATCGAGAATAGCGTGGATTGCTCCCATGGCTTTGGAGTACTCCTCGAGCTTGGCGTTCAGCTCGGTCTGTTTCTTGTTCAGCTCTTCGAGTTCGGCTTTCACGGACTCGATCTGCTTGCTCAGGACCTGAGCCTGGCGCTTCTTGATTTCCACGTCCTTGTCCGGCATCTCCTTGCCGTAACGTGCCATGAACTTCTCCAGCCGGTCGTTCAGATCTTCGGGGACCCGGGTGAAGTACGAAAGAGCATCCTTGTTGAATGCGATGTGGTACAAGCAAAGCTCCTCCGTGATGTTTCTCGGAGTGAGGATCTTGCTGAACTCTTTGTTGATTGGGTCGTGGAGCAGAGTACCTGCTCGGAGTTCGTAATCTGGGTGTGCTACGTTTTTCATCTGTTGTTCTGTTATCCGTCTTAGTGTTAAGTCGGCTTCGATCAGGCAGAAGCCGCATCGTGAAACTGACTTATTCAAAAAGTACCGAGAAAGTTCGTCTACTTCTCGATGGAGAGCGGGGTTCTTTTCCAATTCCAATGTATGGGCCCGATAGGCTTCGCCTTTCAGTGACCCATACTTGGATTGGTAAGCTCTCAGTCTTTCGAGCATGTCAGTCATGAGTGCTACGATTTCGGGGCACCTACATAGGTGTTCAGAACGATGACATACTCTCCGTTGATGTACAGCTTCCGGATGTTTGCGTCGTCAATCTTGGCACCCCACTGGGTTTCCGTCTGGGAGGTCCCAGAGTTGTTGGTGTAGTACAGTTTGGGCGGATTAGCTGCGTCTCCTGAAGTACCATTGACGAAGATGTAGTTTGCCGGGAGTCCCGATCCCGGGAATGCAACAGCCGGATTCGGAGACGCAGGAGCTGCGGGCATGTTCACTTTGGTAATTGTCTGACAGCTGTCTCGAGTCAGGGTGATGGGAACCCTATTTCCTACGGACTCATCAGTACTATTCAGGAACTCCATCATGCCCTTTACCGTACACCCGGTGCTGCCTCCGACAAGGAGTCCCTCGACCATGAGGTCGGTGGTCTTCTCGTCCGTGTTGAAGAGGCTCATCGGGAGCGAACCTTCCTGAGCGATTGTGCCGTTGGCCAGAGTTACCTGGTAAGCGACGCCGTCGGTCATTTCGGTCGTGACCGTGATTTCGGTGAGCTCCAGACCCGAGTCCCAGCCATACACCTCGTACTTGGTGTCCCCGTTGTCTCCGGTGTCGTTGTTCTCGACGATAGCGATGACGCGGGCATTGGTCAGGCCGTTTACGAACTTCTTGGCTGCTTCCGACTTCTTGAAGATTCGGACGACCACGTTGTGCTGGTGGGTCTTGAGATACGTGCCAGCATTGATGGTGTCCGAGCCAACTGTTGCGTTGGGCAGCGAGTCGACTTCGTAACCAGTGACACCGGCCTTGAGGATGAGCGAAGAGATAACGTTGTCAGTTACAACAGACTTCGATTTGTCGACGTCCGAGTAGCTGAGGAGAATCACCCTGGCGGTGGTGCCGGCGATTGCCGGCTTACCACACACCTGGTTGATGAATCCTGTTTTGATTTTAGAACAATCAAGTCCTGCCATTTTCTTAGATTTTTGAGGATTAGATACCTACCGAGAACAGATCCGGGTTAGTGAGCTTGGCATCCGCCCGACCCATGAGTTCTACGTAGACTACGCGGTCTTTGTACTCGTACCAGATCCGCATCTTCTCGAAGCTGTCGATTGCATCAACACCTATGCCGAGCACGCTCTTCGAGGTGAAGAGAATTCGATGGGGGTTGTTGAGCTTCGTGCCAGTGTCTTCCGACGTAGCGATGATCTTGTCCCAGATGGGCATTGCGATGACAGGGATGCCATTGAAGCTGAGAGCCTCCATGCCATTCAGCAGAGCTAAGCGAGCCGACTCGAGGCAGCAAGCGTCCATAAGAGACTGCTGATAGGCATCGTAGACAGACTGGGTAACGAGGATAAATTTGTCAGACTGCTGACGGAGCAGAAGCGGGGCACTGAACACGACCGACTGAATGTATTCCTTGGCCTTGTCCGGAGTAAGCTTCTGAGCTGCGTAAGATGCCCCGGCATTTTCCGTAATTGTTGCTCCGCGCTGGGACGGATTGGCTGTAACCTGCGTGGTAATCTGTTTCCAGAAACCGTTGATGATGGTGAAGAATTTCAGGTCGAGCCCATCCGTAATGATACCGCTGTCGGTAACGTTCTTGGCGTCTTTGTCGTTGAACCAGAACAGGCGGTACCAGAAGTCCATGATGGAACGCTCCAGAACCTCGATGACAATGTTCATGTAGTCCGTGTCCGTGAAGTCCGGGATATCGACGCCGGTGCGGAGAGAGTAAATAGTTGCCGACTGTTGGAGGTCAGTGTAACACTGGGACAGAAGGATCTCCCAGACACCGGGCTCCCACTTCAGCTTGCGGGTGTTGATGTTCCACGGCTGAGGAGTCGGGTTACACCCGGTGTTGACCACGCCGACCATGCCGCCCTCGCCGATGTAACCCACCTCGGTGTTAGTGACGATGTCGGGGAAGACTGTGTGAATGGAGTTGATGTCAGGACCCTGAATGGTGTCCTCCATAATCATCTCCGAGATTGCCTGAATGACACGTCCACAAAAAGTGAACTTGTCCATGTCAAGAAATCCGCCATTTTTAGCTGCCATAGTTCTTAAAGTTTTTGAGTTTGACTACTTGAGAATCTTTTTGGCAGCGTTGACCTTCTGGAGCTTTTCGCGAGCTTCGTTCTTGAGGTCAGCTGCCGAGGGTTCGGGCTTCTTGCCTCCGGGCAGAACCGTCTTGCGGTTCTTCGGGCGGTAGTTGCTACCACGGAGGTTGCGGAGTTCGTTCTCCTGCTCCTCGATGAGGTTCGTTGCCTCGTCGAGCATCGCCTCCAGTGCTGCAACGCGGTCCTCGAGAGACTCGGTGTCCTCCATCTCGATGCTGGTGACGATGTTGTCCTCGACAGTAACCACTCGGCCGTCTTCCAGAACGACAGTGCCCGACGTCTCGCCGTTGGCGAGAGTTGCCTCTACACCTTCGGCCAGATTGTCCTCTTCACCTACGGTCTGGAGAACGACCTGACCCTCAGCATCCAGATAGTCGAAGTTGGCGGGAGCGCCTTTCTTGCCATTCCGGAATGCCTTGACTTTGCTCATGAATTTTTCATAAGCGCTTTTTTCATTTTTTGCCATAGCATTAAAAATTTGGTTTGTGTTGTATGAATTGATTTTGGAAATGAATCCCAAGTCAAGAAGGGATTTGGCATCATGGACTCGCTCCTCATGCATGACATTGCGGAGCCGTTCCCGGTCCTGACCTGTTCTCTCGACATACACGTCAAGAATAGCCTCCTCCTCCAGAGCAAGCTCCTCGGCAATTCTACGAGCATCGTCGGAAGTGAGCCAATCCCCGACCGGCATGTATACCCGATGGATGAGTGCCCGGCAATTCCTGTTTGCCGACCGGTTCTCTGCCGGAGCTGCCAACAGGATGCACACTGCCATCGAGTGGCATCCCCCGACAATATTTGTATATATCGTCCTCCCGCTCATGCGAAGAAAATCGTAAATCTTGAAGCCCTCCTCAACAGAGCCCCCGTCACAGTCAATGTTGATGCACACCTCCTGTTCGTCGGGGTGTTCATCAAGTACCCGGCGGAAGGTCTCCACGGAGCAGATCTCTGAGGTCCCACCCCAAAGCTCCATCATGACCCGATTCTCTTCAGAGTCAATTGCGCCTTTTAAGTTGATGAATATCATGTGCCAAATTATTTCGATACAAATATAATTATTCCTAATAGATATTGAAATACTATTTGTGCTGGATTATTTAAAAATTAGCCCGGTCCTGAATCTGCACGTAGTTAGCATCTTCCCTCCGGATGTCTTCGATCGTAGCAATCACTCTCACCTGGCCAAATGCTTTTTGAATTGCCCTCTCCATATCAAGCCGATTCATGGGCTCCGACGCCTCAGCGAATGATCGGATAGCATATCCCCCGTCCGATCCAACTTTAGTGAACGGTACTCCGCCACCGAGTTCGTTTATGGCTGACAGGAGAGGGAGGAACAGTCGACTCGACTTCTTATTAATGATGGTCTCGCCTCCTTCGGCTTCAATGTGCACTCCTCCAGCGGCATGACTGGGTCCCTCAATGTATTTACCTCTTGCGGCTTTCGGCAGAGGAGCTGCCCAAAGAGCTGCCATCTGGACTGCTCCCAAAGCCGCAGCTGCTGCAATGAACGGGATAGCCAAAGGGAATCCCATTTTAGCCGATGCCATGATGGAGATGGCAGTATTGATGCCAATCTCGAAGGATCCCATTGCCCTCTCCCGGATAGCTTGTTCCCGTTTGATTTTGGCCAACTCCTTCTCCTTCTGTTTCTCCATCTTGATTTTCTTCTCGTTGTACTGGGCCTCCGTGATTTGACCATTAGCGTACATGTTTGCCAATGCCTGCTCCTCCCGGCTGTACTGTTCCTCTACTTCCTGAACCCGTCGCTCTCCGAGAGCATTTGCCAGATCGTTGAAGGCATTGGCGAAGCCGGAGGCCATTTCTGCATACTCCTGGAGCTTCTCGATCCTCTCCTCCCACAGAGCTTCCTCGTTCTCGGCCATCTCGAGTTGGATCTGAGCAATGGCGTCCTCGTTTCCTTGAGCTGCTGCCAACTCGGCCTCCAGATACCTTTTCCGGATCTCATACTTGGACTTGTGATTTAACTCAGCTTGAGTGAGCTCCTTGTCGAGGTCCATTTGCTGGAGACGAAGATTGTTGGCTCGGAGCTGGGCCTCCTGCTCATAGGTTTTCTCCCCGGCAGCTTTCCTGGCTTCGATTTGTTTCTGGAGCATCTCATTCTCGAGCTCCAGCTTCTTTCTCTCGTTGTCCGCTGCCTTTGAGAGATCTTCGGCATACTGTTCGTCGAGAACTTGGTTGAACCGGTCAAGTTGCTGTTTGGTAGCGTCCTCGCGGATCTTTTTGATTTCATCCTGGAGGTTCTGCTGAATCTGTTTCTCGAGTTCGGCTCTGTTGACCAGGAACTGCTCATAAGCGGCATACTCTTTCTGGTATTCCTCCTCGCTCATACCTCTCACGAACTGGGGAGGCTGAATGTTGGCCAGCTCCTTCATGGCGTCCTGGTACTTCTGAGTAACCTGGGCAATCTGCATGTCGACTGTGCCTCCGGAGGCTACAGCCAATATGTTGGCTCTCACCCCAGCAAGGTAGTCATTAAGCTGTTTGGCTTGGTTCTCGTAGAACTGCTTGTCGGACCGAGCCATGGCATTCAGAGCCGTCTGATACTCCTTGTTAGTGATTTTGCCGTGAGCTTTTTGGAGAGCGAGACGCTCCCGGGCTCCATCCTGAGCTGCCTTGTAGAGTTTCCTTTCATACTCCATCCGGATGGCGATGCTCGTAGACTGGAATGTTGTTTGAAACCTGAGATCGTCTTCCCGGATTTTCTGCATGGCTTCCGAATTCTTCAAAGCAACCTCCAGAGCCTTATCGGCAATGGACTGCTGAGCCTCCCGATTGGCTATTGCAGTCTCGAGAGCCAAATTGGCAACTGCAGCTCCTTCATTCTCGATTGTCCGGAACAGTTCTTGGTATCGACCTTTCAAGTCGTCGAGTTCCTTTTTGGCCTCCTTGTATTTGTTCAAGCTTCCTGACCACGTGTTGAGCTCCTCCTCCTTGGCTGCAATCACCTTCTTCAAGGAGTCGAACTCATCCATTGCAGCCATCTGTCTTTGACGAGCTGCACTCATCTCAATCTCGCGGAGCTTGTTGGCTGTTTTGAGCTGAGCTTCGGCGATCTGTTCCGACGTGGCATGATTGGCTTTGAGGTTTTCGATTTCTCGTTTACCCCGGATCTCCTCGGCTTTTGACAGAGTGTTCCGCTTGGTCTCGATCTGGTCCAGTACGTATGTGGAGGCTTCGGCAGCTCGATTGTATGCCTCCATTGCCCGAGTTGCTCTCTCCTGAGCTTCCGTGTTACTGTTAAATGCGTTCGTAAGAGCAACCACTCCAGCCACCAATCCGACCACTGCCGCTGCCACTAACACAACAGGATTGGCAGCCAAAGCCGCGTTCCAAAGCCATGTGGCAGCTGCTGCTGCTTTGGTGAGGATGTTGCCAGCTCCTTGTACGGCATTTTTAGCAGCTATCGCTTTCGTCTCGGCGAGAGTCTGGTTGATGCCAACCAGCTGAACCAAGTTAGATGCAGCTCGATAAGTGGCTTCGGTCTTGGAGAGAGCTGCTTGGAGAGAAGACAAAGAGGAAAGAGCCGTGATGATGGTTATCATCTTCGTCATGGTAGCATTGAGCTCCTCGTTCTCGCTCCCCAGTACCTGAGTGGCTGTGGTCCATAAACCGTAGACGGAAGTGATTGCCGAAGTTGCATCCGTGACAGCGACCAGTGTGTCGATTCCTCGTCCAGTCTGGTCGATGGCTGTATTGACCGTGTCCTCTGCCGCCTTGAGCTCACCAGCTCGCTTGACCATCTCCTTGAAGGATGCTGAACTCGTATCCCCGGCTTGAGCCATCCGGATCAGAGTGTCGGTCAAGTCGTTGAGCTCCTGTTTCAGGTTATCCGTTGCCTTCTCGTAGTTACCAACTGACCGGCGATAGTCCCCGAGTGCCTCCTCCTGAGCTTTGAGCTCCTCGGTGGTTTCTGCAATGCGCTTGCCGAGCTCGGCTTTACGAGCTGCGTCCTGCATCGAATTGCCCAACTCTGCAAACTCGGCATTGTCCAAAGCCAGCTGGGTTCTAAGTTTTGCTAAACTTGCCTCCTGTTGGTTCTGGAGCTTAATGTTGTTCTGGATTTGCTTCTGGTACTTGTTCGCCTCGCTGTTGATTGCCTTGATCTGGTTGTCAAGCGCATAGTATTCTTGAGCATTCTCCTCAGTTACTTTGCCGAGAGCCTTCTGCTGATCTCTCAACTCCTGGGACCGGAGTTTCAATTCGGCTAACGTCTTGAGGGCATCCTCAGCTGTTACACGGACGTTGTAAATTGTATTTTTCTGTTCTTCGGCCATATCACATTCGTATTAGGTCTACTTTGGTTATCTTTCCAGCTTGGAAGTTGTTTATTTTCGAAACGTAGAACCAGAACCCATGCTCTTCCAGCCATATCGGGTTGAACAAGTCCAGACTTTGAATGTCGAGCGAGTCCAAAAGAATTTGGGTCTGTAGGATCTTTGGTCTTTTGAGTATATTGTTGATGAGCTTGTCGTAGTACTTCGGAACGTAGTAATTCAAATTTTTGAAATACGCCGTGTATAGTCGTACCCGAGTAAGGGTGTAGCCTACACTCACCTGGGGCCACATATAGTCAGACTTATTTATGTGGACGACCATCGGCTTACTGAGAGCATTGTACTCCCAAGTCGTTTCGGTCATTTCCCCGTTCTCCATCCGGCCTCTATTGATAGTCCAGATCGGGTAGTTAGCAAGTGTGTGGGTCTTGCTCGTACTGTCCTCGTCATAGAGAGTTTGGTTGAGTCCTGCCAAGAACCCAATTTGGAACAGGAGTTTGGTGGGCTGGAGGTTGACGTCCGGGATGCTGAACTTGTACGAGTCAGTAACGTTGTTATCTTTGTTGTCCTCCAGCTTTATCTCGTTGGACTGGGCATAGCTGGACAACTGGAAGGTAAGTTTTGTGTCCTTACCTTTTATCAGCTTGTCAGACCAATTCTTCCCGGACGAGCTTCGTCTGTTGTAGAACTCCTGAACCGAGTATGCTCTTGCTACTTTGGTGGCGGGATTCACGTCGATGGTCAGCCCGAACAGCTGGAAGAAAGCTTTGACTATGTCTCCCAAGCTCTTGAACCCAGTCGAGGCCAGGAGGTCATAGGTTAATCCAGGTTGAGGCTTATCCCCTGGAGAAGTTTCCGGCGTGGGAGGAGCAGTAATGCTGACCGGGAACCTCATGTCATACTGATTGGCAGAGGGATTGACTGTGGTGAGAGATCCGGACACAAGGATGTGCTCTCCTGCCTCCATCGGGATGTCGACCGAAGCGCTGCCGGAAGATCCGGACGACCAGGATCTGGTCAACACTATAGCACTGGTCCCGTCGTTCTTGTGATGGGTAACTTGGACTGCCACAGAACCATTCCGGATGGCAGAAATATTGGACCATGAGAAACTGAACGTGATGGTCGTGTCCCACAAAGTCATCCAGCTGAATGTTCCGGATACGGTGCCCATCATCAAGCGTCCAGCGACCGGGTCACTGAGAGTTACTCCCGGATACCCTTGCCATATCACCCCTACCGTAGTACCAATCGGGGGATCCTGGATCCAGCCAGTTCCGGATGCTTTTGGAGCCTTGGGATTGTCTGCCAAAACGGGATAAGTGCAAGGCAAAAACATTTCGGCTCGGTCGACGGGGTCCACGTCGGTCTCGAGACTGTAACCTGCTCGGTCGAATATCCATGTCACCAAGTCATACCAGTTGAGATGGGGATAGAACTTGTCCAACTCCCGGACTTGCCTGATTGCCTCCATGGAGACCGGAGGGACGTTCGGATTCTTCTGGAGAGTTGCATACAGCCAAAAATACAGGACTTTAGATTCCTCGGAGCCGGAGAGGTATCGCTCAGTCTGTCCCATTGTGTCCGTGTACCACTTGAGGAGGAACATACCATCCCCCGGGTCCTTCGCGTCAGTGTTGTTTAGTGTGTCGAACAGGTTAGCGGTTGCCCCGAGGATCTGGACCCCGATCGATGTATCTGATACGTCTACGATGTTCAATACTGCTCCAGCCGGGGATATGAGTGCTCCCTCATAGAATAGTTGGCAAGGAAACTTCATGTATGGCACATACGACCCCGAGCCAACTACAAAACTGAATTGGAATGCTTGCTCGTTATGGGTCGTCCTGGGCAGACTGATCCGCTGGGAGTACGAGGCATTCCTGTCTTTCAGCTCCGCCAGATTGTTGATCTGGTAATTCATCGCAGGAGCATCCAGCGGGAGGTCCAGTGACCAGACCTCGCCGTCAATGCCTTTCATGAGTAGTTCGTAGTTCATATTACCACTGAGTTTGTTCGTCAACAAGCTGGAACTCGTAGCTAACAGTGTTCCGTGGGGCCTTAGTGTCCCAAGTTAGGTCAGTATCGTCTACGAGGACTCGTTGCCATTCCCCGACTGAGTAGTTGTACCTTTGAACAAGAGGTGAGAGAGCAATTCCTTTGAGCAAGTTGAAGTCGTTCTCATCAAGCTGTTCTGCTCCTGCTTGGACTATGTTCTTAAACTCCGGAGCTAACTCGCCTCTCGTCTGTGAGGCATAGGGGTCTCTGGAATTCGCTAATACGTATTGGTCTCCCCGGTCAACCTCCTGCGTATACTTCTTGTGTTGCTCAAACATGTAAGTGTCCCATCCGCCTTTCTGGTTTATCCAGCGAATGTAGAATGGGTTGCAAGGTACCTCCGTGTCGACAAATATGATATTCCATGCTTGATGAGGAAATACTCCACCAGAAAGTCTGAGTTTTACGTATTCAGCTCCGTCAGCAGCTCCGTCAGCATCTTCGTACACAAGCGGGATGTTGAGTCGGCTGGAAATGTCAAATTGATGTTCTTCCTCGACCCCAATTATCTTAACACGAACGTCGACCGAGATAGCGGGACTAATTCCCGAAACTCCTTTCGGGAACAGGGTGACAAAGTATGGGTACCCGAGATATTTTTTTACGTACAGATCCCTGTTGTTGTCAGGAGTTCTGTCAGTCAATACCAGTCCTATATTTGACCTGGAGAAGTTGACGTTGTGTCCTCGGGGTCGTACTCCTCGGGAGGCATACCGGACATTGAAATCCTGTTCGCCAATGCCTCTGTAGGCGTATGCCGATATGAGGTTGTAGTCAATGCCAAAGTAGATTCTTGTGTCAGTGTACGGGAATGTTCTGGGACGATCCCGGAACCCAGCTTTAGCTAAAAAGCTGAGATCGTATTTCTTCTTCGGCCCGAATCCCGAGTCTCTGTAGATGTCGATGCTTTCGGTTAGTAAGTTTGCTGCTTTCACTGAACTGGGGCTATAGCCGATAAAGTTCTTCCCGTAGGCCAAAGACATGTTGTTCAGTGTTACCTTCACCCCAGATGTTGATCCTGCCTCCCCGGCATATATTCTCAGCACCGTGTTGGTGTATGTGATGTTTTCGGTAGTCGGGATTTGTACACACCATGTCATAGAAAAGCCAATCGTTAGGCCGGTCGCAACAACCAAGAGCACCCCATGTCCTTCTGAGTCTCCTTGGTATAACGCGACCGTCAGGGGAGTTTCTACGTTCGCTGTGCCATAGCCAACCCGAAAAGCATACCATTCCCCAGGTTCCATCATCCGAGGTATTACGAACTCTCTGAACTTGTTTTGATCCGAGCCGCCACTAATCCCCACGGATTGCTCGTTGTCAATGATGTTAAGCGAGATCATGTTGGCCTTATCGGGGGTCTGAGTCTTGATCTCAAGCCCGGATGTTAAGTTGTCGGTCTCAACTGGTATTTGCGAATATGCTGAGAACAGGGAGTCGTCAGCCGGTTGATTTGTGATTGCCATATCGCGTTATATTATATATCCGTGGTCCATATTGTTGTCAGGAGTGAAAGACTCCTCGATGAGAACCTTCATCATCTTGTCCAAATGCTGAGCCAGATACTCCTCGAAGTTATCAGCGGGAGTGTCGACCAAGTCAACGTAAATGTGATTGCGGTAAAGCTCTGAGCCTTCTCGTTTTATCTTCCATGCAGTGGCATTTCCGAATCGGACCAGGTCCTTGGGATCCGAGAATGTGATGCCTTTGAGCTTTGCCCACTCCATGATGATCTGTCCCAAATTGGCGGGGATCTTTCCAGGACCTCGTCCACGGATGAGAGTGTAGAAATAGTTCGGGGCTTCGATTGTTCCCCAAACTGTTTCACCTTCCCGTCCCGTCTGCACTGTTATCTGAGCATAGGTTCTGCCCGAAGCTTCCTGCCCGGCGTCCCGCGATGCCCGGATAATCTCATCCCTCATCTGGGTGAGACCCTCAGCCAATATCTGTTCCAGCTCTACCGCCATTTGTTTCTGGGTTTGCGAGCATTGGCTTTCTGCTGAGCCTTACGCTCCAGTTCCTTGTTCAGTCGCTCCCGGAAGAGGTGACTCTGCAAGTTGGTGAAAAGGAGGTTGTATACCTTTCCGTATTTCCACTCCAGAATCTCGTCCGGGTCCTTCGAATAGTCCTTGGCCAGTGCAGTGATGGTGGCCATCTCGCCAACCACCAAAGAGAACTGAGCAATCCCGGCTGCCTTCTCCTCGGCACTGGGCTCATACTTGAGCTCCGTCTGTTCTCGTTCGATCCAGTATTTAATGCCCATGAGAACCTCATACCAGTACTCGACAATTTCGGAGGTGTTCCTGAGACTCCATTTGACGCCGAGACATTGCATGCCTTCCTTCATCTTGTCGATGTCGGTCAGCTCCTTTTCAGTGATGATCCGGCCAAGCTCTATACGTTGGCCGAATGTCATCTGACCCCCTTGTATGTCGATTCGCTGTATCATCCTACTATTGTGAGCGTGTTAAATGGATATTGCTTAAATATCTCGGGAGCCGGGGCAAGGACCGTCGTTCCTTTGCGGGCCTTGACTGTACAAACTGGATTACACCACAAGGTCCTGTCCCCCTGGATAGACCTTAGGGTCGTGTAAGATACCTCGAACGGATTTGATCTTGAATTCCCAATGTTTATTTGTAAGAATGTGTAACCGTTAGCTCCCCCCGTACTCCCGACAGCTATAATAAATCTCTCCGTGTTGTGAAGACGCCAAGGGGTATAACCCGGAACGTCCGGGGCAGCTGAGAATAAAGGCTCGGGGGTCACGCATCGGATCATTCTGCCGGACAGATCAGTACCAACAGGCAAGTCTGTTAATCTCTCGCCTATGAGATTCGTGCCGGGTCCCCCAGCCCAAATACACCAGTCGGAATATATAGTCAACTCAATGCCCACACTGACCTCGTTAGCATCAAATCTGGCAGATGGGTAGACTATTCGTACCGTGTTCATCATCTCCGGGTAAAGCATGCCAAGTCTGGAAGTCTTCAACCGAAGGAGGAAGGGTCTTACGAGCGTTCTCTCCAGCTCGTCTCTCAGGATGAGTCTCGATGTCGTCTTGGACTCAGCACTGAACGGGGTGTCACCTTTGTAGGCGTCATTGCCCATTGGCTCGAACTTACAGAAATAAATCATCAAAGGCAATCGCTGTCTCTGGTGGCCTCTGTACGGGATGTCATAGTACCCCTGAGTCGGTTCCTCGATGTAGATGAACGTAGTGCTGACCGGATTCCCGTTTGAGTCCTTGATGACCTCTCCGTTGAGTCCAGTCTCAAATCGAGACATTGTGTCCACTTTGACATTCAGCATCCGAGCCTGGTCGCACTCGAAAACTGCTCCGGGAGCAAGATCCTGAAGCATTACTCGGAGATAGTCTATGATAGGTAAGGTCATCGTTTTGCGGGGATTATGATTTTGGCGGACTTCATGCCAGTCGCCTTCGGCTTTATCTCAAATATCATTCGCATGATGAGCATGTCCAGGAAGTCCGGAGATCTGCCGAGGAGCTGCTTCATAGTGTCCTTAGAGATGAGCTCTCGCTTCTGCTCAGCGGAGTTCGTGTTCTTGGACTTGAGGACCGACATCTCCTGCTTGATTTTCTCCTGAACTTCGGGGGAGCAGATGATGTGGATCTGGCGCTTGTTGATGAGTTCCGCCAGCTTGAATGCGCACTCCGACTTGATATTGTTGTACGTCTTGGAGTCAATCGCTGATTGTCCCCCGTGAAACTCCCGGATGCCTTTCAGGTAGCTCTCCAGGTAGAACCCAAGTCCGTCAGCGTCAGAGACGATGCTGGACCGGGGGACTTTCAGACCGGTGGCCAATTTGGCGATCTTCTCCTCCATCTCCTTGCCTTCCGAGAAGCCTTTGGCGATGGGGATCCGACAGACCATGCCGTCCCAGGTTCCAACCACCCAACTGTCTCGTCCTTTCCCGGCAAGGTCAGTGCTAATGAACCGATTGCCCGTCGGGAGTACGAACTCATTGCTGAACATGTCGCACACTGCGTCATAATCGACCAGCCAATTCGGGTCATCGTCATATTCCCAGTTGCCAAATACCAATCGCTCGATCTGCGATTGGGTCAGGTTCTGGAGAAGGCCTTCGATGTATCTGTCCGGGAGAGTCTTGTTGTCCTGGGGCAGGGCTTTAACGAACCGACGCCAGGGAGGCAGCTTGTTCTCCTTCCATGGCTTGTAATAGTCCGTGTAGAGGAAATTATTGGACGGGTTGCAGGTTATAAGGAGTTTGGGAGCCAGCTTGTAGACGTCATTCTTCCATCGACCGATGGAAGCCTGGAGGTTGGTCTTCGCCTCGCGGATAAACTCGCCACCCTCTTCGATCCATCCCCGAGTCATCTGCATAGAGCCAAACCTCTCGTACATGGGATCACTGGGGTTGTACTTGGCATCGATCAGGTAGATGCGGCTTTTGTTGTACAACTCGAAGAAGTTGTATTGGCCATTGAAGTGGTAGTAGTCCTCCGTGATACCCCAATGGGTGAATACCTCGTAGAGGGAGGGGATGGTGTATCGGACTAAGTCAGCGGCCGTCTTACGCGCAATAAAATAAAATGTCTCCGGATAGGTGAGAGCATCGCCGGCTATCAAGGAACACCCGAGGTAGGATTTGCCAGCACCTTTCGTGCCGGCATACAGAATGTCAGTGACCGAGTCATCAAGCCATAACCGAGCCACTTCCTTCTGCTTCTCGTTGCCTTTGGTGTCAAATTGAAGCCGGCGTCCCATTTTATTTTACCTCCATTCCTGTTATCTGTTCGAGAGTAATGCCTCCCGTCAGGTTGACATTGGTCTTGCGTCCTTGAAGTACCTGGATAAGGCTGGCAGCGTACTTACCAACCAGTGCTCCCTCAATCTGCTGGGAATTGATGGCGTCCTCGATGGTGCCCCCAATTGCAGCTGCTACCGGGTCTCCCGTGAGCTCCTCGTACTCAACAGGATTGATGCCAGCGAACAGCCTGAATGACTCGATGGTCATCGGGCGGGAAATGTAGACGCTACAGTCTTCGCCATTCTTATTCTTGTGAGCCTGGGAGAAATAGTTATCCTGCATGAATTTGCAATACTCGATGAATGCAAAGTAAAGCTCCTCCGCATCGGTGGGCTTTACAAATTCCCCGGCGTCTCGCCTTTTCTGTCCCTCCTCCATATAGGCGAGCGGACTCATTTTATATGTACTTCGTGCCATGCCTCAAATATAATCAAACCTTATACAAATTAAAAATTTATTTCTGCACAACAATCCCCGGAGCGTTTGGCCCCGGGGATCTTTAATTTATTCGCTTACGCGAATGAGGGTCACACCGAACCACAGGAACTTGACCGAAATGCCATCCGGCCAAACCATGCCTTCGTGGACCGTGGCGATGGAAGGGATCCAATTACAGTACTTGGTATTAACCTCCGAGTATAAAGCCCAGTTCTTCCCGAGCTGCTTAAAGTGTTTTGCTTTCATTTTTAAAAATTTTTAATTTCGTATGCGCGAGTGCCGTCCAGTATTTGTGGGTCGAGAGAAGTCCCAATTTGGCACCAATTCTACTGGACCAATTTGGCACCAATTCTACTGGACCAATTTGGCACCAGTTCTACTGACTCTGTCAGTTCTACTGACTCTACCAGTTCTACTGATTCTACTCGCCTACGACTTCTTTTTGAACTTTTGGATCCGTCTCTCCGCTCTCTCCATCTGCTTGATGGATCGGCTCAATTTCCGTTTGGGGCTGATCCACCATTGGCGGATCCCGCCGAAAATCGCGAACAGGCCGATGATGGCCAACAGGTAAATTGCAATCATTTTCTACGCCTCCTTTCTAATTTGTTTTGTAGTTTGCGGACCTCAACCCAGTCCTCGTGCCGCATCCATCCCGGACGGGATAACAGAGTCAGCTGACCCCGTGCTATTTGCATGGTTGTCTTTTTCAATTTGCGGGCGTAGTCCAGGACCTCCCGCTCCTCTTTTGAGTAGAGTCCAAGCCATCGCCGGAACCCTCCAAGTTTTCCAGTTGGGGGTAGCCCCAATTTCTCAGTTTTTTTCATGATAAACAATATTTGACCAGTAGTAAACAATAAAATTTCTTATTGTTTCTCACATAAGTGATTGATATTCAATTGATTAGGTCCCCAATTCTCCTCCCGAGAAACAATGTAAACAATATTTCTGTGCACTCTATTTTGTGATTTTTCATTTCCTAAATTGGTCATAATTTTCCTCATATTTCCTATTCAGGTTTTCCTCCTAAATTATTGTTTACATTGTTTACAAGGGCCTAAACCATTGATATTCAATCGATTATCGAGAAACAATGATTGTTTATTATTGTTTCTCA